GACGCTTCTTCGCCGCAATCGCAGCAGGCTCCACAATCACCGAAGCCTCACGCATCGCAGGCATCCACATCAACACAGGCTCCAACTGGCTAGCCAAATCCAAAGAAGCAAAAGCCAAACTCGACGCAGCCGTCCTCGAAGCCTCCCGCGTACGCTCACGCGGAGGAGGAGTCCAATACGACAAATACGAACAAGACCTCGACGACGCCGTCAACCTCCCCCCAGCAATCCCACACACCCGCCTCAAACCAGAAGCACAACGCGGACTCACCGACTTCGACTTCTTCCGCCGCTACTACCTCGGAAGAGTCCCCTCACCCTGGCAAGTAGAAGCAGCCGTACAACTCGTCGAACTCCTCGAAAACCCAGAAAAAGAATTCGTCGTACTCAACGTCCCACCAGGAGCAGGAAAATCCACCCTCTTCCACGATGTTGCCGTGTGGGCAATCGTACGCAACCGTGCCATCCGCGTCATGATTGGCTCCATCTCACAAGCAATGGCAAAACAGTATTCACGCCGCATCCGCGAAACCCTTGAACGCCCAGCACCAATCCACCCAGACCCCGAACTTGTCCGCAAAGGACTCGCCATTGACGCCGAAGGATGCCTCTCCATCGACTACGGTCGCTTCAAACCATCCGACAAAGGCGCACTCTGGCGCGCAGAAGAATTCGTCGTAGAACAACTCGACGGAAACGGTCTCGACAACAAAGAACCAACCGTCCGCGCGTACGGAATCGACTCCGAATACATCGGACATCGCGCCGACCTCTGCCTCTTCGACGACGTCGCCTCCGTAGACAACGCACGACCAGGCTCAACCCGCGACAAACTCATCGAAAGATGGGACCAAGTAGCCGAAGCCCGCGTCGACCCATCAGGACTACTCGCCGTAGTCGGACAAAGACTCTCCAGCAACGACCTCTACGCCCACTGCCTATCCAAAATCTCCTACGAAACCGACGAAGAAACCTACGACGGCACCGACATCACCACCCCCGAAGGCTTAGAAGCCATCGAACCACTCAAAACCCAAAAATACAAGCACATCGTCTACAAGGCGTACTACCAAGAACTCGACACAGGCATCAAAAGCCGCCGATTCGACGCCGAACCATACCCCAACGGACCCCTCCTCGACCCAAAACGCCTCTCCTGGAAAGACCTTTCCTACATCCGATACTCCAACCCACGCACATTCAAGGTCGTATATCAGCAAGAGGACGACGAATCAGACACCATGCTCATCGACCGCACCTGGATAACAGGTGGTCTCGGCAAAGATGGTGTCCAATACCAGGGTTGCATTGACAACGACCGTCTCCCAGGACAAATCCCCGAAGGACTCACCCCACCCATCATCTCCGTCATCACCGTCGACCCATCCCCAAGCCAATTCTGGGGCATCCAATGGTGGCTCTACCAACCAGAAACCAACCTCCGCTACCTCATCGACCTCATGCGAGTCGAACTCACCGCCGAACAACTCCTCGGCTACGACACCACCACCCGCGAATACTCAGGCGTCCTCGAAGACTGGACCAACCGAGCCTTCCAATACGGCTACCCCGTCTCCCACATCATCGTAGAAATCAACGCCGCCCAAAGATTCCTCCTAGCCCACGATTTCGTCCGCAAATGGCAAACACGCCAAATGGTCAACATCATCCCCCACACCACACACCGCAACAAATTCGACCAAAAACTCGGAATCGAAGCACTCCTCCCACCCCTCTACCGCACAGGCGCAGTACGCCTCCCATCCATGCGCGGAAACTGGAAAACACTCGCACTCGTCGACGAACTCACCAAATGGACCCCAGACAAAAAGAACGGCACCGACCTCGTCATGGCAAACTGGTTCGCAGAACTCCACTTCCCCAACATCGGCGGCATCAAACTCCCCCCACGCCAATGGCGACCATCATGGCTACTCCAATAGTTGCTATCCTTACAATAAACCAAAACAACTAAACTAGGAGATTCGCGTCAAGTGCTGCCAGTAGAAGAAATCGTCTCCCTGTATAACGCGAGACAAGAAGCACAAGGACCCGTGCTGCGCAAAATGCGAGAAGTACGCGACCTCGCAAACGGCGACACCATCATCCCACTCTCCGAACTAGACCGCAACGCCCGCACCAACGTCGCCAACCTCCTCGTCCAAGGGTTAGACCAAACCTCCATGCGCATCTCCTCAGTGATGCCAACCCCATACTTCCCACCAATCAAACCAGGCAACAACGACTCACAAGAACTCGCACGACTCCGCAAGAAAATCGTGTTGTCCTATTGGGACCACAATAAACTGAACATCAAGCAGCGTCGCCGCGCACGCCACTTCCTCGCGTACTCAAGCGCACCAGTCTTCCTCCAACCAGACTTCAAGAAACTGCAACCAACCTGGTCAGTGCGCAACCCGCTCGACACCTTCCCCGCACCAATGGAAGACCCCGACGCACTCGTCCCAGACAACTGCATCTTCACCTACACCAAAACCGCTAAATGGCTTGTCGACAACTACGGTGACATCGTCATCGGAAAACTCCGCATGGGTCGCGTCACCTTCGACACCAAATACACCCTCCTCCAATACGTCGACGACAACGAACTCGTCGTCTGCGTCATCGGCTCACCACTCACCGAAGGCATGACCCCATCCGAACGAGCAGGCTTAGAAACAGTCGAACTCGAACGCATCCCCAACCGCACAGGCATGCCGATGGTTGTAATCCCGCAACGCATCTCCCTCGACCAGCCACGCGGACAATACGACGGCGTACTCGGAATGTACTTCACCCGTGCACGCTTGCAGGCACTCACTGAGATTGCGATTGAACGCGGCATCTTCCCTGACGAATACCTCGTTGCCCGTGCTGGAGAAAACCCTGAAATTATCCAGATGGCTGACGGCAAAACAGGACAACTTGGTGTTGTCAAGGGTGGCGACATTCAACAGTTGCAAACCAACCCTGGCTACAAAACCGACACTGCCCTTGACCGACTTGAGCGTCAGGAACGTCTTGAGGGTGCTATCCCCGCAGAGTTCGGTGGCGAGTCTGGTACGAACATTCGTACGGGTCGCCGCGGCGAAAACGTCCTCTCCGCAACCGTCGACTTCCGTGTACAAGAAGCACAATCAGTATTCGAACAGTCCCTGTTTGAAGAAGACAAGATTGCTATCGCTATCGAGAAGGCGTATTGGGGGAATCAGAAAAAGTCGTTCTTCCTTTCGGGACGCGCAACAGGAGGAATGACCAACTATGTTCCGAACAAAGTTTTCGAAACAGATTTCCACTACGTCACCTATCCGTCGTCTGGTTCGGATGTCAACGGTCTCATTGTTGGTTTGGGTCAGCGCCTCGGTACTGGTCTCATGTCGAAAGAGTCGGCGCGCGAAGCAGACCCACTTATCACTGACCCAGAACTTGAAAAGGACCGCATCACCGCAGAGTCCATGGAAGCCGCTCTACTGTCCTCAATCCAGGCACAAGCAGCGGACCCCAACGGACCTTACCAACCAGAAGATTTGGCTTATCTCACCATGCTCACGGTCGAAAAGAACGTACCTCTTTATGAGGCGGTCCAAATGACCCAACGCCGCGCACAAGAACGCCAGGCTGCGATGGCACCGCAGGGTGCGCCTGAAACTATGCCAGGGTTGGCGATGCCAGGAATGGGTGCAGAAATGCAGCCCGCACCAGCAGGACCGCCATCCATCCAAGATTTGCTTGGTCAACTTCAAGGACAGCCAGCAGCCGTAGCCACCCAACCCAACACACCAGGAGCCGTACTCAGCCTTCAAGGGAGACTGTAAATGGCACAGCAATACTCAAACCGCAGCGACCTGCAAAACCCAACCAAGAAAATCGCTAAGACTGTCGCCACAGGTCAAACCTATGGTGAAGCCAAACAGCAGATGGATGCGCAACGCGCCGTCCCGATGGGCACACCCGTCGCACCAGAACCGAAAAACTTTGTTCCTGCTGGCGGCTTCGGACCATTAGACCGCCCATCAGAACGACCATTCGAACCAGTCACCGCAGGCAACCCGCTGGGTGCTGGACCAGGACCAGAAGTCTTACCGTCACCACTTCCAGAAACCATCCAGGTTGGTTCCAAGCAAGACCTCATCAACCAGGTTCGTTACGCATACTCACAGAACCCGAACAGCGCGTTGCTACAGTTGCTGTTCGAACTTGAGGGCACACCAATCGCATGAAGAAAACTGTTCAGCAACTTGAGGCTGAAGCACGGGAAACAGAAGCGCTTGCTCGTCGCCGCCAAGAAATCGTAGACCGCTATACCCCAGACACCGCTGAACGTCTCTCACGCGCATACCACGGCAGTTACTACACCAACCCAGAAGTAACCGCCGCACTCGGCGTCTCCGACATCCCTGTTGACTACAAAGAAGTCCACATCAACTCCGCTGTTCAAGCAGCAAAATACAAGGAACAGTTGAAGGACCGTCGCGCACTCGCCGCAGGCGCAACCCCAGAACAAGACCCGAACCTCCCATACAGCCTTGTCGACCTGTTGCGCATGGACCCACAAGAACTCGCCATTCGTTCCGATAAGGCTCCAGCATGGTGGGACAAGGTGGACCCAATCAACCCAGAAAACGGATTGAACTGGCGCAACATCCCAGTCCCCTCAGAAATCAAAGACGCCAAAGAACTTCTTGACCTTCAAGAAATACAAGTTGTCAAATTGTTTTTGATGAAAACACGCGACGAATGGAACGCAATCCCAGGCATGGTAGCCAAGGGGACGTACAACACTAAAGGCGAGCGCATCCCAGGCACGTTTGACGCTTACGCTGATTTGGGCGCAAAATTCCCGCATCTTCGTTCCATGTGGGACGCCAGCGCAGCAATGAACGACGGACCAAAACCATGGTCCACAGAAGCAATCTCTCAAAATCTTATTGACGCCTTCCAGGAAGCAGCATCACGTTCAATCATGACGGCACAAGTGCCGTTCAAAGCATTAGGGTTTGCCGCCCCAGACCACATCGGTCCAGCAGGCGGAGTCGAAGTAGCAGGAATCAACCTGCCATCCCGCATCAGTTTGAAAGGTGCAGGCGAAGCAGCCCGCGGAGGCGTACGCGCAGCAACCACAGGATTTGTTGCCGCCCAACAGTTAGGCAAATCGGTAGCCGAACAACTCCTCACACGCGGCGGTGGACTCAGCCCTCAAAACTTTATGTCGTTCACCAGCACAGCCTCAATGACTGCTGCACTCGCCGACATTTTCACCGACCCACAAGAACGAGCCGACTTCATCAAATCTGTAGGCGAAGGAAACATTCTCACTCAGATTGCTAAAGCCGCAATCGAGGGAGAAAAAATTGACCTTGGCTCAGGATTCTTCCCAGAAGGCAAACTTGCTGAAGACGCCCGTAAAGCCCACGACGCTGGACTTCCTCAAATTGCAGGACAAACCTGGACGCTTGGACGCGCAACCATTGAACCGCTCATTCAAGAAGGCTATATCGACCGCAACGGGTACACAGCATCTCTCATATCAGGAATCGTTGACGGCGTATTCACGGTTGTAACCGACCCAACCCTAGTGATGGGTGACCCAGTACAAGCGTTGATGCGCAAGTTCAACCTTACAGAAAAAGCAGCAACCACTGTTCTAAACGATGGCGTTATTGCTGACAGGGTTTTGGCTGAATGGAAGAAGGCACGCGAAGCCGCAGGCGCATCAACTGTGCCCAGGGATGTTATTGACTTGCCGTTTTATTCTGCCCGTGAAGCAGGAGAAGAAGCACCAAAGTTCGCTGGAATCCTCCCAGAAGGCTCCGTTGTCCCAGACGAAGTCGAACAATACGTTCAGCAGGTCGTTGACGATACCGTCCGCAATCTGCCATTAGCGTCAATGGACAACCCGCCAGCACCAAACCTGCCAATTCTGTCTGACAAAACCAGCATCAAGCAACGCCTTGGTGTCATCGACCCGAACGGTGAAACCCCACGTTTCGTCCCACGCGAAATCGACGCAATGCCATACACCCGAGAAGGACAAGTCACCCTCGAAAAACTCGGCTCATTCAATAATGTTGGTGAACTCTACGACCATTTCCTCGGCAAAATCCCACCAGGGCTTTCAGTCGCAATCCAAGACGTAGTTGACACAGCCCGCGCAGCAGGCAAACAAGTCGACATCAAAGAAATCCACCGCGTCCTCAAAGATGGTGTGTACTCAGGCGACCCGCTCTACAACATCCGCGAAGTCCCAGGCGTTTACCGCAAATGGGTCAACCAGACAGGACCCGCAGTAGCCCAATGGGTATCTGGAACAACCCGCCAATTCTCCCGTATGCCAGGGTCCACATTCTTTTCATTTGAAGACCCAATAGCATCAGTGCGTGACGCCAACCGCCTGATGGTCGTCATGAAAGTTCCAAACGCAGACCGCTACACGATGCTTTCATCACTGATGAAGGCTGTAGCCAAAGGTGAAGTATCCGAACGATTTGGACTTGCAAAACAATTCACCAAAACAATCATCGGTCCAGCCTTAAGGGAAAACGGCGTCCCAGAAGAATTCATCGACACGGTTTCCGATTGGGCAGGAAAAACAGACGACATTCAACAGTGGTCTTTTGATGCCTTCGGCAGAGGATACCCAACGCCATGGCTCGCTGATGCCGAAGTGTTGCGTTCAACAGACCTCATGCAAAAAGGTTTCATGATGGTCGCACCAGAAAAACTGCGACAAGTCGTCAGGGAAACAACGAATTTGTGGAAAGTGTTTGAACCTTTCCGCGGAAACCGAGCAATGGAAGCGCTCCTTCGAGACAGCATTTTTTCATCTTTAGAAAAAATCCAAGCCAACTATCTAAAACCAGTAGCACTTGGCGCACCACTCCCAATCAAAATGGTTACAAGAATTGTCCCAGAAGGCGTGGCAAGAATTGCAATTACTGAATCGTTGGACGAATCCTCACTTAAGGCATTGGGTGCATTCGGCTGGGGAGGTAAATTCCGAGACGAAGCAGGTCGTGTCAACTACAACGCTTTTGGTGTCGAAATCAAAAACGCAAAACAAATACAAAAACTTGTTCCGAAACTCGAAGAATACGACGACCTTGTTTCCCGTATTAAATCTGCTGAATCAGCGGGTGACACGGCAAAGGCTTCGCGCCTACGCAAAGAACTCAATGACTTTGTTGCCAAGAACGGTACGAAGAAGCAGATTCAAAAAGAAATTGACACGTTTAACGAGCGCATTAACCAGACCCTTCCAGGAACGGGTAGGAAGATGGCGGAATTGTCTAAGGGTTTGATGGCTGACCAGTATGGCGACCCATCGGTCTTAAACTATGTACGCCAATATCCGAAACAGGTATACAAAGACGTTCAAATTGGCGCAAACGGGCAACGAATTATCGACCCCAAAAATCCTAAAAATAAAAACTGGGTCACTGGTACGGCGCGTGACCTTGTGCAAATGTCGGACACCCCAGAATATCGAGAAGTAGCACGAGCGATGCTTGCTGGCGGGAAAGACGCAGTGGAGCAACTGCCAACCCGTTTTCTGCATGGAGACCTGAAGCCAGTATTCGAAGAAATTTGGGCGAAAATGTTGCGTACGCAGGGCGTAAAAGGCATGTCCGCAACCACACCGCTAACAAGCATGGAAGGTCAAATGATATGGGTCCGTTCCCTCTATGAAGACATTTTGACCCGCACCGCTAGTGACCCAGTTGCCATTGGTGTCGTTGCCACTGGAAAACTTGGCAAGAACTCCGTTCTTGATGCAAATGCGTGGAAAGTTAAAACTGTTCGTAGTGTCAACGTATATGAACCGACAACTGAATTCAGAACATGGGTTCAAGACAATCTGCTACAAAATCCGAACAGCCCAGATATTGCACCATTTGCTCCAGAAGTAGCGCAAGATGCAGTCCAAGTTAACGACCGACTGTTCACAAAAGCATTTTCTTTGTATCGGAATGTGGAAGCGAAATACGCTCGTGGACCATACAAGGATTACCACAAGTGGAAGCGCATCCGCGAACTTATCCCAACCATGGCTCCAGAAGAAGCCGCAAAAATGGCGGATTCCCTTGATGCAAGCGACGTACCCAGATGGCTGCGCGATTCCGTTCGAGCAGAAATCCCTTTTGCTAACGGAACAGTAACACGCAGACAGGTTGAGATTCTTGGCGAAATGCACGGAAACCAAAAAGTCGACAACCTTCTTTACGACTCATCTAACCGTTCATATTTTGGGTATCGCCACAGTCTTCTGTTCGGATTCTTCGATGCGTGGGTGGAACAGTGGTCGGTGTGGATGCGTGCAATAGCAACCCAGCCAAGCGTTCTTGAAAAAGCCAGAATGACCCAGCAAGGATTGCAAAACACTGGCGTTCTATACACCGACGAAGATACTGGTGAGCAGGGTGTTGCAATCCCTTTCTCTAAAGACGTGTATTCACTTCTTGGTTTGAACGCACAAGAACGAATCAGAACCAAAAATCTGAGCCTTTTGGGTTCTGCTGTACCAGGGTTCTTCGGTGTGGGCGCAATGGTTATGGACAGTATTCTCCCCAACAGCCAGGCTTTCCAGTCGTTGAGGGCTACCGTGTTCCCATTCAGTGACCCACAAGCACGTTCCAAAATTGCGGACTATCTCGTCCCAGCATGGGGACAAGGATTCGCTGCCGCACTCGCTTCCCGCGGAGGCAAAACAGGCACAGACTTTTTCGACAACCTCCAACAACTTGCCTCCACCGAAACAAACGACTCTATTCGCGCAACCACAGCCAACGCAGTCCTCACGAACATCGCATCTAGTAGGCGTGGAGTACCCCTCACGGCTGATGAACGCGAAGCCATTATCGACGACGCCGTAGCCAAAACCGACTACCTTCTCGCCATCAAAGCACTTGGACGCATCTTCCTCCCAGGAGCCTCATACACTAAATACTTCACCGAGATTGGCGCAGAAAACGTCACCCAGGGACAGGTCCTCGACGATTTCAGCAAGATGCAAGAAGAAGCCCGCAAGAACGGCGGCTCCTACACCGACGCCGTAGTTGCATTGTTCGACAAGTACGGAGATGGAGCGTGGGTATTCTTGGCTGGGGCGACACAGGCTGCACCAGGGCTCC